CGATTGATAACTCTTCTCGAGAGAAACCCGCTACTGCAAGCTCGATGAGATAATCATTCTCACCAGTTCTAATAATATTATGAGGGGGATAGTGATCGTTAGCATGATGTGCTACTTGATCGAGTTCGTTTAAAAGATGATCGAAACCCACGAAAGATGAACGTGGAAATAGTTGTTTAACGCCTGTCATTGTTTTTCTCCTTTTTCAAGCAAGAACAGTATGAGACCGGACTATCCGCATCTCAATGATTATTTATATTAGTTAATTGGTGAAACTCTAATATTTAGCTTAATTTTATCACCAATTTTATATCTACTCTTCAAAGTTTTAATGTTGTAAAGATACCCTTGATACATATAGTCTACTGAATATCCAGCCTGTACCATTTCTTGAGCAGTTTCATAATTAGTTACGCACCGAAGTTCTTCATGATATTCGCGGGTTTGAACTCTACTGCCGCGGTTATTATCAGCTGAAATTATTCCGCCTAGAATAGCACCTGCCGCTGCCCCGCGGTCATTACCGCTTACGCCTTTACCAAGTAATCCACCAATAATCATACCACCAAGAACATCACCACCAGTTGCACCACCATTATTGTAGTACCCTATTCGTGGAACTCTTACAGTAGTACATGATTCGTATGGAATACGAGTTTCCTGCCATACCCAGTTTTCTGTTACAGAGGTAACAGTACCGTATGCTTGTTGATAACCAGCTGGACGTTGTGGGCCAGCATTTGCGCATCCAGATACAAAGAGTGTAGTCATAGCGGTAAGTGCTAAGATAGTTTTTTTCATAACTTTTCTCCAATTTCTAAGTATATTATACACCAAAGCTGGCCGAATGTAAACAGTTTTTTTAACTATTTCCAATATTATATTTTGGGCATAGTTCCCATTGCCCCTTTTCTTTATGAGAGATTACTTTAATCTGCCGTAATGGAGCTACACTAGAAGCTTCTTTTGAATCCATAATAGAAATTAAACCCCAGTCTGATAAAAGGGTTGCAATTGTATTACGTCGTTCAATATCATTTGTAGTTAAATTAGAAGGCTTAGAGTCAAGTAAAAATAACTCTTTAAAATGCACAATAAAGTATCTACCCTGTTTATGTAGAATATGGCATGATTGATACAGCTTATGATCTTTGCGAGAAGCTACACCTATACGAGTTAAGGTTTCTCTTACTTTCAAAAAGTCATCAGGCTCGTTCAATGTGATTTCTAGCATATTTGCTGGAGACCAGTCATGAATTTCTTGGTTATTATTTTCCACCTTTGAACATCCTCTTTTTCAATTCAATTATTTGTTCATTAGAAAGTAGAGAAAGAACTTGGCGGGCTTTTTCATTACTATAGCCATAATATTCTTTCACTACACTTAAAGCATCCGGATCAGTATTTTTTGCCCATTTACTGAAACGTTTGCGCTTTCTAATGATATTTATAAGAAAATCAAATTGAAGACGAGAGTCAAGGTGGTGATACTTATTCATTTCATTTGCATAAAGAATAGTATCTTGAAAATAAGAAAGACCGCGGTTAACCATAAAAGGATTATATTCATCCTCGGCAATGTCGTCAACCATAATGTCTTTTTTAGAATAGTTAATAGAGTTAAGGTAGTCAAAAAAGTTCATAATATAAGCACCTTAGTTCAAAGATTAAGTAGTTGTTCTTTTGTAATGTTATTATGATTGATATGTTCTAATTCATTATAAAGAATAGGTACAGTTCGATGTCCCTGTTCAATTACAAAAGATTTTGCATCTTTATCTTGTTCAATATTTACTTCTTCAAACGCAATTCCCCAAATATTAAGTTGGTTTTTTAGTTTAACGCAGTGAGGACAATTATTTTTTGAGTAAACTGTTAGCATTATTGAAACTCCACATTTGCCATTACTTCTGTCATACATGCAACCACATTCAATTCATGGTCTGCAACAAAAGCATTTTTATATTGATAGTCAGCCAAGATCAAAACAAGTTGAGGAATTGACTGTGGTACTATATATTCATTCATAGAATCGTATAGCTTACGAAAGATTGCTTGAGGTTCGGTATCAATATTACTAACAACCCATTGGCGCATAGTTTTAAAGTCTTTAGCCTTTAGAGCTGACATAAGAGATTTGATATTGGTATCATTCAAATCAACAAGCATTCCAGCATCAATTTTACCTGAAACAGAATACCTTTGCATTTCATTTATAACGCGGCGCCAATCTGGAAAGTGTTTGGTAATTAATTGAGCAACTGCATCTGGCACAAATTCTACGTTTTCTTTTTGTAGAATCTCACTTGCGCGTTTAAAAAATTGGCCAGCCAATTCGGGCTTCTGATCATTTGGAATAGCAAATTCATATACTGAGCAACGAGAATGTAGAGGCTCAATAATACGATTTTTAAAGTTACATGTCAAGATGAACCGACAATTATTCGCAAACTCTTCAATAAAGCCACGAAGGGCTGGCTGAGTTGATTGTGGATTAAGATAATCAGCTTCATCAAGGATGACTACCTTATATCCACCATGAAGTGAAACAGTAGAGGCAAATTGCTTCACTTTATTCCGCAAGGTGTCAATGTTTCCCTCTTCCGATCCATTAATTAGAATATAATCTAAGTCGAGCTCATTACACAAAGCTCGAGCAATGGTGGTCTTACCTACACCGGCAGTACCAGTAAAAAGCATATTAGGCAATTCACCAGTAGAAATAATTTGCCGAAATGTTTCCTTGAGGGACAAAGGAAGGATGGCTTGTTCAACAGTACGAGGACGGTATTTTTCAACCCATAGAAAATCAGACATTCACTTACTCCATAATTTAATAAATTTATTATATAACAATTAGACTAATTTGTACACTATTGCGTGGCAAAAAGATAAAATTGTTCAGCTGATAATGTGCCTTTATGTCTTGATTTTTCTTCTCCATTTTCTAAAAGAATTAATGTTGGTAAAGCTTTTACATTTACATCTTGAGCCAATTTTTCGTTCATAGGATGCGCCTGAACATTTACCCGCATAATTGGAATTTTTGGATCTTGAGAAGCATTAATACTATCATCCATCGATTTACAGTGTGGACAATCATTGCTCTCAAATTTAATAAGAACCTTTCCTTCTGCTGGAATTTCAAATATTTCTTCTTTATTTAGCTCAGTATGATTACACCCTGGCCCATGAACATGCTCTTCTGGCTCGCTTGAATATCTTCCCATAATAATTTAAGAAACGATCGACTCATAGAGTTCTTCAATTTCTTCCCTCTCTTGTTGGAATTGAGCAAAATTTTGTTTATGATACATTGTTGCTAATTTGTTAAGATACTTTTTTTCAATATCAACTTTATCAGATAAATCTTCAATAATATTTTTTTGAAGATCTTTTTCAGCTTCTATACGAACAGCAGAGTTAGACCATTCTTTTAAAGCATTTACAATAATATCTCGTTGAGCTGGATTATTAACTACCATCTTCAGTAAGTTCTCCATTTTCAGGCTGTTCTGACTTTGCCTCTTCTTGAGCTGCTCGTACAAAGGTTGCAAATTTGTCATAAGTTTTTCCTACAAAAGAAAGTTCGTTTGCTTTAAATACACCGCGTTCAGTAGCAGTATTAATAATTTTTAAGACGTTTACTAGATCATCTACTTCTAGTTCCATATTAGCCTCCAAAGGTTGAGTTCTTTTCAAGAGCTACCCAGTATTCAATCTGAGTATTCTTTGCTTTAAAGTTAGAAATTAATTTGCTGGAAATTGATACATCGTAATCATCATTGACAAATTTAAAATTACCAATGTTGAAAACAAAATTACATGTTGATCCAGCACCAACGGATTCATCTAGATCAATCTCGTAAGAGTTAGATGTAGAGTCCTTAGTATCAGTCACGATAAGTTGCGGTGTAGAACCAGGTTCACACCTAATTACGCAATCTGTAACTCCGAGTGCACTAGCAGCTTTACGCAAATTTGACATGTCTTCAGCAGTAAGAGTAAATGTCACATCACATGGAGGCATTTGAACATCTTTACTTGGTGTAGTCAAAATAGAAGGTTCAGAAAAGAAGTACTTAACAGCACGTTTGCCTTCGGTTACACGAACGGATTTGAATTCATTATCAAACATAAGATCAGGGTCGTCAAACATATTAACAACACCGAGGAATTCGTTTAAGTCGTAAATGCCAATTTGAGCTGGAATATCTTCAGAAATAGTAGCTGACGACATAATAGTTTTTGATTCAGACATTGTCTTTACAACACTGCCTGGATTTAATACGACATTTGAATTAATACCAGCAAAGTTTTTTAATGTCGAAAGGGTTTCATCACTTAGTTTCATTGTTTATTTCCCATGAGTTTTTTTAGATACACGATTCCACTCTTCTGGAGTAGCGTCGTCAATTGAGTTTCCATAAGTAGGTGTAGTCTCTATATTATAATCCATATTATCTATGTTGTACATACTTGAAAGTGAAATACTATCAACATCCATCAAATTAATTGTTACATTATCAGGAATATCTAATGTCTGCTCTTTTGCAGTTTCAGTATCATGAATGTATAATTGGATAAGAGCATAATGAAGAACCTTCATCAGATCTTTTCTAGCATCTGCACGAGAGCCCTTTTTACCGTATCGATTTGAGTACTTATCAACGTTGCCCATACAAAAACCAGTACCATGACCACGTTCAATAATTACTTCAGTAGATTGAAATTTATTAGTGGCATAATGACCTTTATATGTAGAGTCAATATACGACTGAAATTCTTCAATCAGATTCCGTTCGTTAAATTTATAATCAATCATTTATAGCACTCCGTAGAATATCGTCTAAAGAAACGTCAGATCCAAGGGTTTCTTCTGTTGTGGGTTGGACATCAACCTTCGTATACAAATCAATGAAGGCTTCTTTAGTATCCTCGTCAAAACGATTTACACAAAGTTCAATTGCCTTTTGACGATCATTAAAGATTGAAAAGCTTTGAACAATATGACAAAGACGACGAGTAGAAACAATTTCATCTACACCACCATCTTCAAAAGTTTTGCGAATTGTTTCACTCCATACAGTAAGCAACTCAGCAAATTCTTTATCAACACAGTTATATTTTTCCATGTGCTTTATTACAATTTTGCGTTCAATTGCGGACTTAGGATAAGGTTGCTCGAGGGTGATTGTAAAGCGCTCAAGGAAAGCTTCATCGATAATAGTCGCAGCAATAAAGCGTCCATCATCCGAGCCTTTACCTTTAGTATTCGCAGTAGCAATCACATTAAACCCGTTAGAGGGAGAAACAACCTCACCAGTTTTTTTGATGAGAACGGGTTTGCCCTCGAGCACTCCTTGTAGACACATGATTTTATTTGATCCACGATCGATTTCATCGATGAGGAGAATAGCACCTCGTTCCATTGCTTTAATGACTGGTCCTTTTGCAAAGACTGTTTCACCATCAACGAGGCGGAATCCACCGATCAGATCATCTTCATCTGTCTCAGGAGTTATTTGAACTCGTACATATTCACGATTAGCTCGAGCACAAGCTTGCTCTGCCATCATGGTTTTACCATTACCGGAAAGACCAGTAATATAAGTTGGATAGAAAATTTGAGATTGGATGATTTTTTCTACATCCTTGAAGTTACCCCAGACAACATATGTATCTTCTTTTTGAGGGACAAAAACTTCGTCGTTAACAACAGAAGAAACTGATGTCATAGGTTTATTCACCTCTTCTTGTTTGAAAGGGACAACTTGCGCAGTAAGGCTATAAACACCACGCTTTACCTTTGGTTGTGACGTAATGTATTTATAAACTGGGCTAGCTTTCATACCAAGAGATTTACCAACTTCAATAACTTCATCAGGTTTGAAGTCAGTGCGGCTAGGATATTGGCGAGTCAGTTCTACCAGAAGTTCACGTTCATTAATCATAATATAGTCTCCACATCATCATCATTTATAAGTATATTCTACCATACTTCTCAGTGAATGTACACAGTTATTTTCACTTTTATGCAATTATTTCTGCAAATTTTGCTGATAGAACCCGATTACCTTTCTTAGAAGAAGAGTACTTCTTGAAAGCTTTGGCAATCTGAGCCTTTGAGGCATTTTGATCAATTTCAAGTTCTTCATTATCTGTATCAATAGATTTACGATCTGATTTAACTACAAAGTAGCGATTGAAACCTGATACATTATCCATATTCAAGAACTTTTGCTTATTGTATTTTTTACGAAGCTCTTTTAATTTTTCGCTACTAACGTAACTATCAGAATTTTTCCAAACGGCGCCATTGAAATCATACGCTCGTTGAGCAAGAAAAAAGCCAACTGTAGTAACACCCATATTTTGAAGTTGGTTTAGCAAGAATGATGTTACTGTACTAGAACGTCGAGCTACTTTATGTAGTTTACCTTTAATATCGATAATAGCTTCATAGTTATAACGTACATATTCTGAAGTATTCACTCGAACGTTATGACCATCACCATCTGAAAGAAGTACAAAATTTACTTTTTGTACTGGGTTTTTAGCTTTGAAATCTTCAATAATATATCTAGAAGCCATCAGAGCTTCATTCAATGGAGTTCCACCCCACTCTTCTACAGCAGATGGAGTTCTCCAGCTATAATTATCAAGAGAGCGTTTCCACAAAGTCTTGAACGCATCTTCATAAACTCCCTTTTTCATTTTAGAAGAAAGCAATTCAAATACACGCTGCTCACGATGATCTACTTCAGCTTCACCCACATAAGAATATTGTCTACCAGCAGAATCACCACCAGTAAAACCATAAACTTCAAAAGGAATATTTACCTTTTTGCAAAACATTGCAAGGTTCAAAACTTGCTTTAATGTTCCACCCATGATGTCTCCCATAGAACCAGAGAAATCAATCATCATAACCATACCATGCGATTTTGAATCTGCAAGATTAGTTACACGCGCAAAGATGTCATCAGTAAATTTATAGTTATAAAGCTTATTTACATCTAAAGAACCTGAACGAGCTGATTGAGCCCGACGAGTACGAAATGCAGCCTTACGCATTTCAAATTCTTTTGCGAGAAGATTAGTTACCTTTTTAGTTTCATCAATAAAATCTTTGTAGTCTTTTTCTTCAACTTCAATATTGTTACCTGTGATAGCGCGAGACAATAAAACATCGTTATATGTGAATAGCATATCTTTGAATTGACGGCGAGTAATATGCTTCATATAAACTGGTTGACGGCCATTTGCATCTTGCTCAAGTAACTCACCTTCCATCGAACGAAAGATTTCATCAGTTTCTACATTTTCAGGAGAAGTATCGCCAGCATTAGCTTCAGCTGATAAGCTTTCTTCTATTTTATCTTCAGATTTTTCTTCTGATTCCGAGCTTTGCTTTGCTTTATTTTCTTCTCCATCTTCGCCAGAGCTTTGTTCGCCTGCCATAGGTAGATCATCCCTCGTATCTCCGAGATCTTCACTCTGATCGAGTTGTTCATTTTGCGAATCATTCTCATTTTTCTGCTCCTCTGCATTTTCTTTCATATACTCGTATAAAGCTTTACATGCTTCAATAACGTCTTCCCAAGTATCTACTTTGAATGCCATATCAACTAAAGGTTGTTCTTTAGAAGAGAAAGGAACTTCAATCAAATCGCGAAGCTTTGCTTTAATGTTAATACGATCAATCAAGGAATATGATTCAATAATACGATCTTTTGTACCAAAGAAGTTTTTATCAAAAAGATCTTTATAGCCAAGCTTGAAACAGCGAACAAGTCCGGGATACTTAAATTGTATTTTTTTCTCAATACGGATATCTTCTACAACATTTACATATGCGCGAGGGCAACCAGGAATAGTAGTTGCAGAGTCATGCCATCCATCGGCAGGAGTATAAAGCGCATGGCCAACTTCATGGCCAATCAAAAGATCAGTAAGATTTTTAGAAATGTCTTTCCAGAGTGGAAGACCAAGAACACGCTTTTCAACGTCAAAGAAAGCCGTCTGGTAATTGCCATATTGAACATCAATATTTTCATTAGCCAGCAGCTTTGCTAAGATAGATTTAGATTGTTTAGCCATGCCATTTCTCCATTTGTTAAGTATATTCTACCATAACAAGAAGCAAATGTACACAACTTTGTGCACTTTTTTGTAAAAAAGATTTCCTTAGAAATCAATCACTTAAGATCAATGTCTAAC